TTATTAATCTCCTATATTATCATCATAATTAAATGAAAGGAATTATGACGGATATAACTAAATACAGAAACGTATCATTAACACATGACACATACAAGAAATTGATTGAGTTGTCGAAGGTATTATTGCCCGATGCCAAATTGTCAATCAGTAAAACCATTGAATCAATCGCAAATGAGAAAGTGAAGAAATTAAATGGCAAAATTAAAAAAAGCTAGAGTAAGAATACATATATGTCCTACCTGTAAAGGTAATGGATTTGTAAAAGTTGCAAGTATAGAAAGAAATGATTACACGGTACATCAATGTTGGGACTGTGATTCAGAGGGAGAGTTTTATGAAACAAACCATGATGATCTTATTGACGATGGTAGTTCTCACAGCTTGCACTAAAATTGATTACAACCCATGGACCACGATGGTTAAAATGGTAATACAAAATGGCGCACAGTAAACACATAAAAGGTAATCGTGCAGAATTAATTGCTGCCGAACATTTTATGAATCTAGGGTATTCAGTGCATCGTAATATGTCAGGACATGGACCCGTTGATTTAGTTTTAATTGATGACGATGGCATGGGTGATGTCATATTAATAGATGTTAAAGCATTAAGTCTAAGAACTAAAAACGGTTGGAAGGTAAACAGAACACCTACAAAAAAACAACAAGAGCTTGATGTACAATTAATTTTTGTAAACTTAGATACGAGAGAAGTGTTGGATGCGATGCCTAAGAAAAAAGATAAAAAAATTAAGAGAGATAAAAAAATTAAAATAGATACTAAAAACGTTGTAGATATAAAAGAATATATGAAAACACACATGCCAGAATAATGAATAAAAATATAAAGAAAAAAATACACGTCAATCAACACAAAATTAGAAGTAATAAAAAACATAATTTAAACGAACCTGTTATAACTGTTAAGACTTCTAAATCTAATGACTATGGACACGAGGTAGAAATACTTGGTCCAAGTAAAATTGTATACAGTCCTGATAAACCACTTAGTTGTGGAGCGAAAGTTTGGATTGAAACAGAGGCTGAGGTTAAAATAGCATGATGAGTGATAAAGATTTAAAAGAATATGAGGATAATATTCGATTGGTTCAACGTATAAAAATAAGTAATAAATACAACTATATACAAGGAAAACAGATCACGGACCACGAATCAGGGACCAGGGTTTATGACATAAATAATTCTCGACTTCCAAGCGTAACTACGATATTAGGCGCTACCAAAGATCAACAATTTTTAAAAGACTGGAAGGCCAAAGTTGGAGAACAACGAGCAGAAGAAATCAAAAATCATAGTAGTAGGAGGGGCACAGCCATGCATAAATTCCTCGAATCTCATATACAGGGAGTTGGCTACGATGATCTTACAGGGATCGGACAAGAGGCGAAGCCCATGGCCGAAAAAATTATTGAAGTGGGTCTTACACCGGTTGAAGAAGTGTATGGCTCAGAAGTTACATTACATTATCCTGGCCTTTATGCTGGGAGCACTGACCTCGTATGTTTACACAATGACATGGAGTCTATTGTAGACTTTAAACAAGCCAACAGACCAAAAAAAGAAGAGTGGATAGATGATTATTTCTTGCAAATTGCTGCATATGCCATGGCTCACGACTATGTTTATGGCAGTAATATAAGACAAGGGGTCATTATGGTATGCACACCGGACCTATATTACCAAGAATTTAAAGTACAGGATCATGAATTAAAACAATGGAAACATAAGTTTTTAAAAAGATTAGACATGTATCATGAGATACAGTTTGATGAAAAAGAGAAAGCAAAAGTAAATATTAGTGCGGAGGATTTTTTTAATGGCGCGTAAAAAATGGGAATTGCATGGTTATTATTTTGACGGTAAAAAATCATGGAGAATGTATATCGACGAAGATGGCAATATTATTATGAAGGAGTGGAAAAAATGAATGACAAACTTAGAAACGTTCTAAACTGCAGATATCAAGCAGAAATAGAAGACGCTAAATACAAGATAAAATGTTATAGCGATCAAGAGTTAATTATACCCGAACATCCAGATATTACAGGGGAAATTGATAAACTATTACAAAAAATTGCAGAAGCTGAGGATAAATTGGCAGTAATGCGTCTATATTATGTCGGAAAAAAGGCAAATAAGACTATACTATAGACAATGTATATGTATGGTAAAAAAAATAAAAAAAAAATAAAAAACTACTCTAGAAATAATGTCATTCTGTCACTTTGGTCTAGAAGTATTGATTTTATTGACTTTAGGGTAGACACTAGGGTAGACACTTTATGATTAAGGTGACAGATTATTTTGTCTACCTAAGACAAAATGTTAGGTTTGCCAGCACGCGAGGCTTTTCATTTTCATTGTTTTTTTAAAACTTTTGACATACATATACATCTATGCCTAGGAAGAGAAGAAAAAGAACAGCAACTGAAAGTGCTCACGATATACCTTATCAAAGAGTTCGAGTAGAGTGGATTGATTGTGTCAGTGATTCTGGCTGGGCTACTGATAAAGAGTTTGATAAAATGAAGTTTGCAAAACCAATCAACGAAGGTTGGTTATATTCTAAAGATAAAAATTCTATAAAACTATTTGCTTCTTATGACAAAGAAGATGATGGTAGTTTTACTTTTGGTGATCGAACTATGATTCCGATTCCTTGGGTACGGACTGTGACGAAGATTCAGTAATTTCTTCTGGTAATGCGTCAACAACTTTTGCATTTAAAATTGGAGCGTAGTCGTCTAATATTTTTTTCATTTTTGCTTCTAACTCTTCCTCTGACAATTCCTCTAATTTACCTGTTTTTATTATTTTACGGTCTATGTATAGTCCTGCTGCCATTCCTCTATTCTTCTCGGCGTTGGTCGCAGCAGAGAAAGCACCTTTCTTAAGTGCTTCTTCTCTAATCTTGCCAAGTTCTGCTACATGCTTGTCGTAAGTAACTTCGTATTTTTTTAATTTTTCTTCTCGTAATGCACCTATGTATTGTACCACTAATGGTGACAGTCTAGGGTTTTGTAATTCTGATGCTTCTACTCTAGCTCTTTTTTCACTATAGCCTGCAGCTATTGCTGCATCCGAACCTGTGGTTCTGCCTTCGTTAAATACTAAGTATTCTGCAAATCTCTTTTGCATTTCAGTTAATCTTTTTGGAACTCCCATAGTTGACAATTTAAGGTAACATGTTTATATTGTCAAGATATGAAAGATGAAGATAAAACATATGAAAACGAAACAGTCATAGACTTTAGACAAGCACAAACAGATGATACGATAAATAAATTACGTAATAATATACGTGATTTGTTGGCTATGAACACACAGTATAAAACAGAACTTGCAGATCAAATAGTTAAAATAAATAAATTAGAGCAAGAGATAAAAGATTTAAAACAAGAAAGGTCAGATTATTATAATGTTAGTTAGAGATCTACAGCAGATACTTGGACAATTTACAGACAAGTTTAACAAAGGCATGGGCAAAGTTGAGGGTAAAGGTAATGCTATTATGTATGCCAAAGTTTATGTTGATGTAGGTAATAACAGATTATCAGAGATACAAAAAATTGAAGCACATGAAAATACTTTAATCGGTGCAAAAGAAGGAGTACGTGTTGTACTAAAGTTAGCACCGCAAAACAAATCTAAACTAATTTTATAGAAAGGAGAATCTATGTTTGAATTAACAGAGGAACAAAGAAAACAATTGTTGGCTTACATGTGGTCAAGACCATACGGTGAAGTAGCACAATTAGTGGCAATGTTAGCGTCGTTAAAAAACAAAAAGAACGACAATGTTACCCCTAAAAAATAAGTGGGACCAGAGTCTAAATTATATAAAAAAATTACTAAAGAGTGGAGTGGTTTTTCCTTTACAAGGCTTGAAAACATTAGCTTACTTGGTACTCCTGATTTGTTGGTCTACAATAATAATAAGCACTTTTTTACATTAGAATTAAAAGTAACCAAGGGTATAAAAGTTAAGTTTTCACCACACCAAATTGCGTTTCATATTAAACATCCTGACAATACATTTATCTTAGTCCAGGCCCTTGGTCCAAGAGCCGCTAATCGTTTTCAAATGTACCGTGGTTCACGTATCAAGGAGCTTGTCGCTTGCGGCTTGGAGCTTGAAGCTTGTTGCTTGGGGCTTGACGCCTGTTATTCTTTTTTATCTGAGCTTGGGGCTTGACGCTTGCTGCTTGTGGCTTGCTGCTTGAGGCCCGGATC